GAAGACTGCTCGACGCAGTCTCAACCTTTTGTTCGCCGACTGGGCGAACCGTGGCGTGAACATGTGGACGTTCGAGCAAGGGACCATTGATTTGGTTCAAGGCCAGAACACCTACGCTCTGCCAAACGACACCGTTGACCTGCTCGAACACGTGATTCGCACGCAGGCCAACCAGACAGCCAACCAAGCTGACTTGACTATTACGCGTATCAGCGTCTCGACCTACGCTACGCTCCCAAACAAACTGCAACAAGCCCGCCCGATTCAGGTGTGGGTGCAGCGTTTGGACGGTCAACAATCAGCTAACGGGGGCACACTTGCATCAACAATCACGTCGACAGATACCGAGCTTACTGTTACCGACGCCTCTGGACTACCGTCAACCGGTTTCATCAAGATTGACTCCGAGTACATCCAATATGGGTACATCACGGGCAACACTCTGTACAACTGTTTCCGTGCACAGAACAACACAACCGCCGCAGCTCACACAGCTGGCGCAACAATCTACTGGGCCAAGCTCCCAGCAGTGACCGTGTGGCCTACGCCTGACGGCGCTCAGAGCTATCAGTTCGTGTACTGGCGCATGCGGCGCGTGCAGGATGCCGGTGGTGGTGTGAACGTCATGGACGTGCCTTTCCGATTCGTGCCTTGCATGACCGCAGGTCTGTCGTACTACTTGGCGCTCAAGGTCCCCGGTGGACTGGAGCGTTTGCAAGTGCTTAAGCAGCAGTACGACGAGGCTTGGGAGATCGCTGCGGGTGAAGACCAAGAGAAAGCCGCGGTGCGCTTTGTGCCGCGTCAGATGTTCATCAACTAATGGGAAATCGGTTCTCCTCCGGCAAAAACAGTATCGCCGAGTGCGATCGCTGTGGCTTCCGCTTTAAACTCACCGAGCTCAAACGTGAGGTCGTCAAGACCAAGAACTACGAGCTGCTGGTGTGCGGACCTTGCTGGGACCCTGACCACCCGCAGTTGCAACTGGGTATGTACCCTGTTGACGATCCTCAAGGTGTGCGCAATCCCCGTCCTGATCGCAGCTACGTGGCGTCTGGTACAACAGGCTTGCAGATTCTCAACGGCAGCGGCCCGAGCATCGACGAGCAAGGTTACCAAGGCGAAGGCAGCCGGAACTTACAATGGGGTTGGAACCCGGTTGGCGGCTCCAGCTTTTTTGATAACGCATTGACGCCAAACAACTTGGCATTGAGCGTGGAAATTGGTACAGTTACCGTAACAACGACGTAAGGAGCCGACATGGCAAAAGTAGACGCAAAAACAGCAGTGCGCAAGCACGAACAGAACATGCACCCCGGCCAGAAGCCGACAAAAATGCGTGCTGGCGGCAAGACCAATAGCGACATGCTCAAGATGGGTCGTGGTCTGGCCAAAGTTGCCAACCAAAAATCGAAAGGCTAACCATGGCCAAGATCAACAACAAACCAGCGTCTGCTTACGCGAAGCCACACACCATGTCCGGCAAGACCGTGACTGCAAAAAGTGTTGCGGCAGGCGAGTGCGACAACAAGCAGTACATGCGCGAGATGAACGTCTCGGTGGCCAACAGCCACAGCAATGACTACAAGGGCACAAAGACTGACGGCATCAAAATCCGCGGTACTGGTGCAGCAACCAAGGGTTTGATGGCCCGTGGACCAATGGCCTAAGACATGAACTACACAGAGCTTGTAAACGCCGTCTCCGATTACACGGAGAACACTTTCCTGACTGCTGACATGAACTTGTTCATCAAGCAGGCGGAGCAGCGCATCTACAACTCTGTGCAGTTTCCGTCGCTTCGCAAGAACGTGACAGGGGCCACAACCGCTGGCAACAAGTACATCTCGTGCCCCAACGATTTCCTGTCTTCGTTTTCGTTGGCGGTTGTAGACGGTTCAGGCAACTACGAGTACCTGTTGAACAAGGACGTGAACTTCATTCGTCAGGCATACCCAAACCCTAACGACACCGCCTTCCCGAAGTACTACGCGATCTTTGGCCCAACAACCTCGGTATCAACACCGCCAGCTCTCACTAACGAGCTGTCGTTGATTCTTGGCCCGACGCCAGATGCGGGATACGTCGTTGAGCTGCACTACTACTTCTACCCTGAGTCAATTGTTCAAAGCACGATCCTGAGCCTGAGCTCGGTTGTTGGCGGTAGTGGTTACACGAACGGCACGTATTACAACGTCGCTTTGACAGGCGGCTCTGGAAGCGGCGCTACCGCTACAGTGGTGGTTAGCTCTGGCGTTGTGACTTCTGTAGTAGTGGACAACACAGGCAGCTTGTACCAAGTAAATGACACCTTGTCATTTGCGGCGACAAGTGTTGGCGGTACTGGTACCGGCGCTTCTTTCACTGTAACTTCTATCGGTAATGTGACCGGCACCTCTTGGCTGGGCGACAACTTTGACTCGGTGTTGTTGTACGGCACTTTGGTTGAGGCTAACACCTACATGAAGGGTGAGGCCGACATGACCGCGTTGTACAACACCAAGTACAACGAAGCGTTGGCACTGGCTAAGCGTTTGGGCGATGGTCTGGAGCGCGGCGACGCGTATCGTGACGGACAGACAAAGATTAAGGTCACGCAATGACAATCGCTCAAGGCGCAACTAACACTTTTAAAGTCGGTCTGATGGACGGCAGTTATGACTTGGCCGCCGGTTCGTTCAAGATTGCTCTGTACACCGGCGCGGCTTCAATCGGCCCTGACACCACAGCATACACAACTGATGGCGAAGTTGTGGCTACAGGCTACACGGCTGGCGGAGAAACGTTGTCGATCACGCAAGTACCTACAATCGGCAACCAGTCTGGGGTGGCTACGGTTTATATGTCTTTCGGAGATGTGACATGGACTGCGGAGCTTACAGCTCGCGGCGCGTTGATTTACGACGCAACCACTCTTGCTTCTGTCTGCGTGTTGGACTTCGGTGCAGACAAGACGTCAGCTACAACCTTTACTGTGCAGTTCCCGGCTGCAACAAACACCTCTGCAATCATAAGGATGGCGTAATGCTAGTCACGACAACCAAAGGCGAAATGGACGATTCATTGCTGGAAAAGCGTGAAGGTTCTGTTGACAACGAAAACGAGCTGACCACTTGGGTCGAATACTGGTTTGAAGGCGAGTTGGTCCATCGGTCCGCTCATGTAACTTTGAAAAAAATGCCTCCTATGGGTGGCGAAGCAGCGGCAATCGCATAAGGACTTTTGGTGAAAACTACGCACACATGCTCTGTTTGCAAGGAAGAGAAATCCTTGTCGGAGTTTCCTGTGCGTAAAACACACCGCCCCGGAAAGCCGGTTTCGCAGTGCACAAAATGCAAAGTAACGTACAACAAGGCGTACAGAGAAAAGCACCGGGAAAAAGTTCTTGAAATCGAACGAAAAAGCAAGTTGAAGATGGCTTATGGTATTACGCCAGAGCAATACGATCACATGCTTAAAAAGCAGGATGGCAAATGCGCTATTTGCTCCACCAAAAAACCGGGTGGAAGAACTAAAATGTTCTTTATCGACCACTGTCACAACAACGGAAACGTTCGTGGCTTGCTTTGTATGCGGTGCAACACAGGGTTGGGTCTTTTTTTGGACAATCCAAAATTTCTTTTAAACGCAATCTCTTACCTTAAGGAGAACTCAATTGAGTAACACCCAAGCAATGTGCACCTCGTTCATGGGCGAGCTGCTTACTGGCACACACAACTTCGGTACTGCGCCTGTGCGTGCGTCCGGCGCTGCTGACACATTTAAGGCGGCCCTGTACTTGACGAGCGCAACTGTCAACGCAGCGACTACCACATACTCCTCAACAGGCGAGGTGACCGGTACGAACTACACCGCTGGTGGTGTAAACGTGACTAACGCTACGGCTCCCGCAGCAACGAACGCTTCGGCCACTGCGGGTACAGCGTACTGGACGCCGTCTGCCTCTATCACGTACACCAACGTGACTTTGAGCACAGCATTCGACACCGTGTTGATCTACAACTCTACGCAGAGCGACAAGTCTGTGTCAGTGCACACCTTCGGTTCTCAGACAATCACTGCTGGTACGTTCACTTTGACCATGCCTGTGAACGACACATCAACCGCCCTGTTGCGCCTGTCTACAACCTAAGCGGAGCGCGGCGAAGGCCGCGTAAAACATGTTCGGCTTTTCCGCATTTTCTGAAGCCCCGTTTTCATCCCTTGCTGGCTTAACCGTTGCGGTTGATGTCACTGGGGATGAGGCCGCTGGTGCCGTAGGGTCGGTAAGTTCGAGCAGAACAGTTGCAATCTCAGGTGTTGCCGCCGCCGGCGCAGTTGGAAACATCACAGAAACCAACTCGGGTCAGGGGCTTGGCGATGTTGCGATCGGTAACGTAGGCTCGGTATCGTCCAGCCGCACGGTTGCAATCTCCGGCAATGCCGCATCGGGTGCCGTTGGCACTGTGGCGCACACCAAGGCAGTTGGTGTTTCTGGTGTTTCTGCTGCCGGCGCTGTAGGTTCGATGGGTGTTTCACGCTCGTCCGCTCTGGCCGGTGTGTATGCTTCCGGCGGTGTTGGCGCATTGCTTGCCTCGGTGTCCAAGGGTGTTTCAGGCAACGCAGCGGCGGGCTCGGTAGGTACGGCGGGTGTTCAGCACTCGCAAGCCGTCACAGGGGTCCACGCCCAAGGTATTGCAGATCGAGTCATTGTCCCGCTCAACAGCAACTTTGCTATTGGTGACGTCGGCAGTGTTGGCCCCGCGCTGGGTTCCGAGCTTTCTGGTGTGGGTGCAGTGGCGGCTGTCGGTACTGTCCGTGTTGGTGACCGTGTGCTGGCGTTGTCCGGTGTTTCTGCGCGCGGCGCGGCAGGTGATGTGATCGCAAACTACTGGAAGCTAGTTGATGACAGCCAGTACGTGAACTGGCAAAATGTAGACTCAGCGCAGGCAAATACGTGGACGCTCGTCGATGACAATCAAGTGCCCAATTGGGAGCTTGTGGAAGCATCCACATAAGGAATAAACATGGCTTTTGTATTAGCAGACCGAGTAAAAGAGACCACAGCCGTCACAGGTACGGGCGCTGCTACGCTTTTGGGTGCCTCTACTGGGTTCCAGTCTTTTGCGGCAATCGGCAACAGCAACACCACGTACTACACAATTGCGGGCCAGACCGGCAGCGAGTGGGAAGTCGGTATTGGTACATACACATCCTCCGGCACATCACTGTCTCGTGACACGGTGCTGGCGTCCAGCAACTCAGGCGCTTTGGTGAACTTCTCCGCAGGCACAAAAGATGTGTTTTGTGACTACCCCGCCAAGCGTGCAGTCCAAGGGGCCGAGGGGTATATGGAGAACTCAGCCACTGTGAACACAAGCTCAACAGTCAATACCGGCAACAACGCAATCAGTGGTGGGCCAGTTTCCATTGCCAGCGGCGTGACGGTTACAGTTCCTACTGGTTCTGTATGGACTATTGTGTAAGGGGGCGATAGAATGACAACAATTTTGGCTAAGGAGTAAACCGTGCCAGCACAATATACCCCCCTACTGGGGCTTGTTGAACCAGCAATCGGCCAGACGAACTGGGGTTCAACAGTCAACAACTCGCTGACTTTGCTGCTTGATGCGGCAATTGCTGGCTACGCTACTGCGGACGTAACCTCTGGCGACTGGACGCTTACAACTACTGGTGGCGGCGCAGCTAACGAGCAGCGCATGGCGATTTTGATCGCTACAGGCACACCGGCTGCAACACGCTATTTAAACGCCCCCAAGCAAAGCAAGACATACGTCGTGATGAACAACGTCACTGACGGCAGCAACTTGTACGTGCGCGGTGGCCCAACATCTCCAACAACCGGCGTCATCATTCCAGCGGGCAGTTCTGCTTTGGTGGCGTGGGACAGCAACACAAACGATTTTGTCAAAGTGGCTGGCGGTGGCGGCGGTGCTACGGGTGGTGGCAACGACACAATCTTTTTTGAAAACGGTCAAACAGTGACCACAAGCTACACAATTCCAGCAACCACCAATGCTGGCACATATGGCCCAATCGCAATCAACGGTGGTGTGGTTGTCACAGTGCCAGATGACTCAACATGGACAGTGGTCTAAGGAGCAAGAATGTCACAAGTCAAATTCGCAGGTAACGCGTCGGGCACGGGGTCGGTAACGATTCAGTCGCCAAACACAAACAGCGCGTATACCCAAACACTTCAAGCCGTAACCGGCGTAATCCCTGTTTCATCTAGCGGCGTGGCGGTGGTTACAAGTGCGCAGATGTACGAGAACACCCAAACGATTTCTACGTCGTACACAATCACTTCAGGCTCCAGCGCAATGTCTGCTGGCCCTATCACTTTGAGTTCCGGTGTCACCGTCACTCTTCCAGCGGGTTCACGCTGGGTCATCGTTTAAGGAGCGAACATGCCATACGGAAGTCTTTTAGCGGACACGGTGCAGAGCAGCACCTCTGGGCCTGCAACATTCAAAAACACAAGTGGTACTGAAGTTGGCACACTGTGCCGCGCTTGGGTGAACTTCAACGGTACAGGTACTGTTGCTATCAACGCTTCGTTCAACGTGTCCAGCATCACGGATGGAGGCACTGGAACCTATACTGTTAATTTTACAAATGCCTTAGCTGATGCAAATTACAGCGTTGTTACTGGTGGCCGAGTTGGTTCAGGTATACCCGGCATAAGGGCGCTTGCTTCTTCATCGTCAGCTGTTGCTATCAACACATGGGATAACACAACATTAACCGATGCTTCTAGCGTCAACTTAGCAGTCTTCCGTTAATAGTCGTTCTCCGAACTGGTAAACAAAATGACAACAACAATCAACGCATCCCCTACAAACGGTTTAGTCCAGACTGCCGATGGCTCTGGTGTTCTCAAGGTTCAAAGTAACGGTGTGACCACCAATGCTTTGGCTTGGGTGAACTTTAACGGCACTGGCACAGTGGCTATCCGCTCAAGCTACAACGTGTCGAGCATTACGGATAACGGTACTGGTGACTATACAGTTAACTTTGCTACGGCTTTAAGTGATGCTAATTATTCTGTCGTTGGCTCAAATAGCCCTAACGCAGGTGTTGCTTATAGCGCTGGGTTATCTATTTGTTATTCAATAGCTGGTAACGCTTTAGCTGCTCCATCAACATCGTCAGTACGGGTTGGCACAGCTGGTGTTGTAGGCGGCGCTTTCGATTCAACCTATATTTCTGTAGCAATCTTCGGCAACTAATTTTTAGAGGAATCACAATCATGGCACAAGTAATCATCTTCACAAACGACAACGGCGGCGTGAGCGTCTGCGTACCAACAGGCGAACTCGACATCAACACGGTCAAGGCCAAGGACACACCTAGCCACTCCATCATCGTGGACACTTCTGACCTCCCACAAGCCGACAACGACTTCTTCAACGCATGGGAACTTGCTGATGGCGTTGTCACTGTCAACATCGACAAGGCCAAGGAAATCACTAAAGCCCGTCTACGCGCTGAACGTG